ACCTAGTTTGAACATGGGCTTTGCATACGGAGATTGCACGGGCCGAATCGTGAATGGTAAAGTCAGATTGCTGTTCACAGGAGATGTAGTGTTAGGATCTCCAATCAATGAAGTAGAGATTAGTGACGAGCCAGTAGCTACGTTGGTGAGAAGTTGGAATGATCCATACAAAGGTAAGCGTGGGACGTGGATGCAAGTCGCGTCCATGCTGTCCAGTTCCAGAGGTTATAGAGATTTAGCGAAGAAGTTGCATCTTCCGCACTTACACCAGCTAGCAACTCTCTTCTTTTTACTTTACTCGAAAGCAAGGAAAGAAGGAAAGTCAGGTAACGATTGGGAATACGTAGATTTCGCGGGAAACAATTCCGTCGTTACAACTGGTCACTACTATCATCCCGAATTAGATCTTTTCTTCGCCACTTATGGAGATACATACAACGTAACAGGTAGACCAGATTGGAATTGCGTCGGAGTTCAATTGAATGATGATGGGACAACTGAAGCATATGGACCATTCAGATTCGCCGGAATGGACCCAGATGGTTCAATGAGATTCGGAACAAGAATTTCCTCCTGCCTACGCGCGCATCCAGTAGATGGATCAGTTCTCACGAGTACCGCGATGTCCAGTGGTAATTCAGGATATCCTTGGGGAGCTAATCTGCACGGTGGCGCACAATGGCCTACCCGAACAATGCCAGTAGGACCGGGTAACGACATAATGTTACCTGATAAATACTTGTGGCATTACTACATGGGGACAGAAATTGATAGGGTTAGTGGCATTGCATCTGGTCCAGTTCGGTCGCAGAGACGACCAATAGATGCATATATTTACGATGGAGATATAAATCAGCAGAGTAATTTCATCAATCCTATTCATTACAATGGCATTGGTAGCTGGACTGATAATGATACGCTTGGTGGATTTGTTCCTCTAGAAGATCGCGTCATGTTCTTCGCGGGCGTGTCAGGTAGTCCGATACTCGATCCTACCAATTGTCTAGCGTGTCATATCTGGTATGCGACGGGACTAAACAACTACAGATGTCCGCATGGATGTGACGCGGTCCCAGCAGGAATTACAGGACCAGTAGCGACCGCGAGATATCCCGCCGCATTTAACTACGATTGGTCTGATTTGAATCGAGTGCGTGATGGAGATGCAGTAGATTACGAGCAAGAACCTATTGCATGGTCTAATCTTGAGAAGGATTACGACATCGTCACCGCGCCGGTTAGTTCAGTAGGCAATGCGAAGATGAATGCTACTGGATTCTTTAACGCTGAGACGAGACGGTTATACACGATCGCTCAGGGTGCGGATCAAGGTGAAGTTACGTGGGGTCTAATCAACGCATACATTCATGAGTGGCAGGTGCAATGATTTCAGAACTTTTTAGAAAATGGTTCAGGCTCGATCCTGTATCTTGTACGACGTGTGAAGTCCTTCGGGATCAACTCGATAAGAGTGAAATGGAGCGAAGGGAGCTACTTTCACGACTACTAGAGAAGGATAAGCCTGAACCTTCACACGCGCACGTAGAGGAACCGAAGGCGATTACACCGCAGTTCATTCCGTGGCGCGTGAAGCAGCAGATGTTGGAAGCAGAAGATAGAAAGACTGCACAACTGAAGCGAGATAGGATGAAGGAAATTGACGAGTTAGAGAAAGAACTGAAGATAATTCCACGGAGTGATGATGCCAGCGAAAAGCGCGAAACAGTATAGATTCATGCAGGCTATCGCGCATGGCGCTTCTCCGCGTAAAGGGATTGGACCGTCTGAAGCAGTAGCAAAAGAGTTTGTGAAAAAGACGCCCGCGAGTAAAAGGAAAGAGTGGAGCAAATGATCAAACTCATCCTGTTAGTATTCGCGTTGGTATGCTTCGCATTAGCAACGCTAAGTATGACACAGCCCTACCACCCTCGTCTAATTGCGGCTGGACTGACATTTCTAACTGCATCAATGATTCCGTGGCCGACATAAAGGTGTGATATGGGCTTCAAAAGTGTAATGAAAAAGGTTGGTAAGGTCGCACTAAAAGCTGCGCCTATAGCCGCCGCATTTATTCCTGGTGTGGGTCCACTCGCATCAATGGCTATTAGTGCGGGTACTAGTGCTGCGGCTAAGAAGGCTAGTGGTGGTAGTTGGAAAGATGCACTACTCGCTGGAGGAATTGGAGCCGCAACGAGTAAAATTCCCATCAAGGGACTTGGTCCCTCGTCAACTGCTGTAAGTAAATCAGTTGGTGAAGGCATGAAGATAGGCGCTAAGACAGGAATTAAGAGCGCACTTGGTAACGTCGCTAAGGGTACTCTCAGTAATATCGGCGGTGCTCCAAACCAACCAATACAACAGCCGGGTAGTTGGAAAGATACAATAGGTGGGCTTGTTGATAGATTTTCTAATCGTGATGGCGGACAGCAACAACAGCCATCTTATAGAACACCAGATTTTGTTCCACAACAGGCAGTGCCACGTGGAGGAAGTCAGGTAATGCCGCGTGGTGGATACAATTACCGTAATAACCCGATGAATCAGGTAGACCAAAGTAACCCGAATTTGGCGCAGTCAATATTCCAAGGTAGACAAGAAGCAATTAGAAATCAGCCATTCCGTAAAGGATACGACGTAAACTTCCTCGGCAGCGATGACGAAACTCCGTACACAACAAGAATGCCCCCAATTAGATCAGAAAGAGGCGGTAGGAGTATCTTCCAACCAACAGCAAATATTCAGGGACCGGCGACTAGTAAAAAGAAGAAGTCAAGAATACCGCAACAGCAAGAAGAAGAAATGGCCTATTAAATGGCTAAAGAGATAAACGACGCAACTAAATCTCTACTCAAGCAGCTCATTGATCATTTCGATGATGAAGATAGAGCTGTGCGTGATAGGCAAATCAAGCAGTGGAGAAGATTGAAGTTACTGTGGGAAAATATTCAGCACACCTACTACAGCGAGGTTGCACATGACTGGCGCATTCCTGAAGCTGAAAGAGTCGGTGAAGATAGTGATCAAGGATATTACGACAAGCCAGTCAATGTTTATCGCGCGTATTTGGAGTCTATTATTGCTGCTCTATCTGTCACTGTACCTCCTGTCACTTGTTATCCTGACGATGCTGAAAACTCGCTAGATATTGCAACGGCTAAAGCAGGAGATAAAATCGCTGAACTAGTATTCAAGCATAACAATGCTCCACTATTTTGGTTGCACGCGCTGTTCGTGTATTGCACAGAAGGCATGACAGCGTGTTACAGTTATCCACACGCGGACGAGAAATACGGAACATATGAGAAGAAAGAATACAAAGATGAACAAGAAGAACATGAATTGAGTGTCTGTCCGTTATGTCAGACGGAACTGGCTGACGAAACGATTACGCAGACTCAAGAGGATAAATTTGCACCGGGAGAAGAAGATGTAGACATAGACTATGCAATGGAGACGGAACCAGAATTGGAAATGTGTCCTAATTGCGCGCAGTCTATTATACCAGACAAAAAACGGCAATCAATTACTATAACGAAACTTGTGGGTGTGACTAAGCATCCTAAGAGCCGGATTTGCATGGAGGTATTCGGTGGGCTGTTTGTTAAAGTTCCCGTCTGGGCTAGAGGTCAAAAAGAGTGTAGCTATCTCATCTACAGCTATGAAACACACTACGCTAATGTGTTGGACCAATATCCCGAACTTCGAGATAAGATTCAAAGAGGGGGAGCTACTTATGATCTGTACGAACAGTGGGGAAGAACTAGCCCACAGTATCGTGGAGAGCATCCTATCAATAATGTCACAGTTAGAAACTGTTGGCTTAGACCGTGCTCATATCACGTCCTGAATGCGGATGAAGTTGAGGATTTGAAGAAGCAATTTCCTGATGGCGTGAAATGCGTGGTGGTTAATGACTTCGTGGCACATGCTTGTAATGAAGCTCTTGATGACCACTGGACGATTACTCACAATCCGCTGTCGGATTATCTTCATTTCGACCCAATTGGCCTACTACTCACTTCGGTGCAGGATATTACAAACGATCTTATCTCTCTTGTACTCCAGACAGTAGAACATGGGATACCACAGACGTTTGCAGACCCGAAAGTGTTGAATTTCAATGCATACCGTAATTCGGAGGTTATCCCCGGTGGAATATATCCTGCTACTCCCAAATCGGGGAAGCCGTTATCAGAAGGGTTCTACGAAGTTAGGACGGCGACTCTTTCACAGGAGGTATTACCATTTGCCCAGAAGATTCAGGAGATCGGTCAAATGGTATCAGGAGCTTTACCTTCTCTCTTTGGTGGTCAGATGAGTGGTTCGCGCACTGCATCTGAATATTCGATGAGTCGCGCTCAGGCGTTGCAGAGATTGCAATCAACGTGGAAGATGCTACTACTTTGGTGGAAGGATATCTTCGGTAAAGTCATTCCGATGTATATCAAAGAGATGAAGGATGACGAGAAGCAGGTAAAGAAGGACGAATTTGGTAACTTCGTCAACGTGTTTATCCGTATGGCTGAGTTACAGGGGAAAATTGGAAACGTCGAACTAGAGGCGAACGAGAATCTACCAATTACATGGAATCAGCAGAAAGATGCTATCATGGAACTGTTCCAACTGAACAATGATGGCATAACTGCAACACTTGCATCACCAGAAAACATGCCATTCATCAAGAAGGCAATTGGTTTGAATGACTACATTATTCCAGGTGAAGATGATAGACAGAAACAGTACGAAGAAATTCAACTGTTGATTAACAGTGAGCCAATTGAAGTACCGCCTGATCCCATGATGGTTGAGCAGGCGATGGCCTTCGGCACTGAGCCACCTCCACCGCAGCGAGTACCATCAATACAACCAGATTTTGATGTAGATAATCACGTTCTGGAAGCTGACATTTGTAGACGGTGGTTAGTAAGTGACGCGGGTAGATTGTGCAAAACTGACAATCCCGCTGGATATGAAAATGTGCTACTGCATATGAAGATGCATAAAGATATGGATATGCAGATGCAGATGCAGCAACAGATGCAGATGATGCAGGCACAAGCACCACCGGCACCACAAGCAGATAGTACGGGTCAACAATTAAATGAGGGACAGTATGAACCTACAGTTCAGTAAATTATTCGCTGCTCCTGATGCGCCGGCGGGTGCGGGTGCAAGCGAAGAAAAAGAGACTGATACTTTCGAGCTGTTGAATGTCGAAGATGAACCTGAAGTACTTGATATTGGAAAAGAAAAGAAAGCTGATGAAGCTGAAACTGAAGAACCTGAAGATGAAACTGAAAAGGATGGGAAAGAGGAAGAAGTAGATGAACTGAAGGAAATTGAGGAAGAACTAGAGGGACCAAAAGAAGAAGATTTGGAGCTAATGACGCCGGTAAGACGGCGTGAAATACTCGCAAAGTATCCTAAACTGTTCAAAGATTTTCCGTACTTGGAGAAGGCGTATTATCGTGAGCAGCAGTTTACGGAGGTATTTCCGTCGATTAAGGATGCGCGTGCGAGTGCAGAAAAAGCTACGATTCTAGACAACGTAGAAGCTGAAGTGATGAGTGGTGACATCACATCAGTGCTAATGGCAGCGAAAAGTGAGGATCAGGAAGCATTCTACAGGATTGCCGATAACTATCTTCCAACGCTGCGACGAGTAGATCAACAGGCATACTATCACGTACTCGGAAACGTGATAAAAGACACCATCATTACGATGGTTAAGGAAAGTCGCGCACTTGGTGAACAAGGTGCGCCGTTACAAGCAGCGGCGAATGTCCTGAACCAGTTTGTATTTGGTTCACAGAATTTTGCTCCACCTGTTCCGTTGTCAAGACAGAGTGACCCGCGTGAACAGAGTAGAGAGCAGCAATACAGACAGCAAGAACAGCAGAGAATTTATGGTCAGTTTGAGTCTACGCGGGAAAGTTTGCAGACTAAAGCTGATAACGTGCTTACAGCGACGATTAGTGGGAACATTGATCCGCGTGGCACGATGACAGATTACGTGAAGAATCATGCGGTGAAAGAGGCGCATGAAACACTCGAAAATCTCATGGCAAAAGACGTGAGATTTCGTGGACTGCTCGACAGATTGTGGGAGAAAGCATTTCAGAGTGGATTTGACAAAGAATCCACCGATAGAATTAAGAGTGCGTATCTAAGCAAAGCGAAAACACTTTTGCCTAGTGTGATAAAAAAGGCACGAAACGACGCGCTTAGAGGCTTAGGTAGACGCGCAGATTCAGAAGATCGTGAAGAAGAAGAAAGACCCGAGAAAAAGGGTCCAATTACGCCCGGCCGTCCACAGGCCCCCTCTAGTGGAAAATACAAGAAGGCGAGTGATATCCCGCGCGGGATGAGCACATTGGATGTGTTGATGAAAGACTAGAGGGGAATTATGGCTGTAAATGAGGCTCAAGTCGCGGCACTTGAGTTGGAGAAAGTTGTTCCAAAAGTCCGTGTACTGTTTGAGCGCGATGACAAGTTCTATGCGAACATCAAAAAGCGGGATGTGGAGAAGATTTCACACCGTCAAATGCGTGTTCCATTGGAACTCAGGCCCGGAGGTAGTTTCCAATACTTCAATCCTGATGGTGGTGATCTGGGTCGAGGTGGTGGACCTACTTTTGATAAGGCCGTTCTGAACTGTGTTTTCTTGAGTGAGAACATCGAATACACCAAGTTGACGCAGTGGGCAACAGATGATGCGCGCAAAGCCATCATCAATTCTGTACGTCGTTTGACTGCAACTGCACTGGATGAAATGCGCCGACAGTTGGATAGTCAGATGATGCAGACTGGTGATGGTGTGGTAGGTGTAGTCACTACTGATACACCCGCTGGCGGATCAAACGTACTCACACTGACAACTGATGGATTTGGCGCACGATTGGTCAGATACGGTCAGACGGTGCAAGTGTGGGATACGGGCTTGACCACGAAAAAGGGTGAAGCTCTTATCACTCAGTGGGATGTGGAGAACAAAGTAATCAGTTTGACTCCACAAGTCGCTGGCGTAGGTGCGGGTGATAAGTTGGTGACTGCTGGTCTTACTGCACCAGCTTCATTGCCTGCATTGTTCGGTGTGCCGTATCATCACTCGAACGCGAGTGCTGGTACATGGTTGGGATTCTCGCGCAGCACTACTCCAGAGATTCGTGCAAATCGAGTCAACGCGGGTGGTTCGGCGCTAACGTTACCGTTACCGCGTTTGGCAATCAATAAGATTGGCAATCGTGTCGGTATCGAGAATTCATTCTCACCGAAAGCATGGACGCATCCATGTCAGCAGCAGGCTTACGAGGAGATTGGTCAACTCGTAAGCATCATCCAGAAAGCTGCAAAAGAAGAATCACTGAACATGTATTTCGGTGGTTCCAACATGCAGTTGGCTGGTGCGCCAGTTACTCCGTCGTTTAACTGGGACAAGACACGCATCGACTTCGTGGTCGATGAAGTGTGGGGACGTGGTGAGATTCTGCCCATCGGATTCTACACTACGGACGGGCGTAAGATTTTCGAGATTCGTGGCGCATCTGGTGGTGTGGCTGCGGCGGAAATCTTCTACATGGTCGTTGGGATGCAAACTTTTGTAAGTAATCCAGCGGCTTGTTCTTACATTGATGCTCTTGCTGTACCAGTTGGATACTGATATGAAGCACAGCATGGATAGGAATTCTGAAAAAACTCATTGTAAGTATGGGCACGAGTTTACCCCAGAGAATACCTATCATTATACAAAGCCTGATGGAAAAACTCGTAGGCAGTGTATAACATGTAGAGATCGAGTAGGACAAGAACGACAAAGGGATAATCATCTGAAAAGACTTTACGGTATCAGTGAAGAAGAATACGATAATTTACTGGTATCGCAGGATTTTAGGTGTGCCATTTGTCGCGAAGAAAGTAAAACTCTCGGAAAAAATGCTAGGTTACACGTAGATCATGATCATCTAACTGGTAGAGTGAGAGGTCTATTGTGTTATGCGTGTAATATAGCAATAGGATTTTTGGAAGAAGATCCTGAGAGAGTTCAGAAAATCATGGATTACTTAGAAAGAGAGAGGTAGCATCATGCCCCTAGTGGCAAGCGATTGGGCAGCGTTGAATCCTGCCAACAACGTCGCGCCGGTAACTGTAGCCAGTGCAGCTACTATCGCACCGACTACATTCCTCACAGTACTGACGGGTAACGTAGCGATTGTGACGATTACTCCGCCAGTACCGCACGGACACATGCTCGCAATTCAGTTCGCTGGAACTGCGGGTGTGACGGGTGCAACTGGTAACATTCTGACTACTACTGCATCAGTAGCAGGTCAGGTCATGTTGCTCGTGTTCAATCCGAATACACAGAAGTACGTTCCGGTCGGCTAGTTAACATGCTAGTAGCTGGGACACACTCGCCCCGAGTGTGAAGGTATTAGCATATAGCGGTGGGTGGTGGGCGGAAAGAGGTAACATGATTCCAGGAACCACGAGTAAACTGAGTGAAAGTACGGTAGCGAGCGCGGCTATCATCAGTGCCAAAACTGACATCGTACTCGTTACAGGAACTACTGCAATCAATACAATTCTGCCAAATTTTGGGGGAGGCTTTGGCGGATTCCTTGTATTGATTCCAACTAATGCTGCGGGTGTTACACTTGGAACGAGCGGAAATATTCTGGTAGGTGTTGCAGCCGCCCAGAATCGCGCTCTATTCATGGTGTTCGTTCGCTCGCTGGGTAAATGGATTATCAACTCTGGTGTCTAAATGGAATCTATCGAGACATTAAACACTAGACTGATTGATGAGTATGGGGCTGACTCTACAACGGGTCAGCCCATATTTAGAATTGTGTGGGCTAATGACCAGACAGAGAAAAGACTAACTAACTATTTGGAAAATGGTACCCGATTGTTGTATCCTGTTGTGATGGAGATGAGGAAATATCCATATCTGAGGAATACACACGTTCTTGAGAGGTTGGTAGTAGTTCCTGAAGAAAATCAACATGAACTCCCTACCTCCAAAGTGAGTTATGAGCCGATTTGGGCGTATCGTGATGGTGATGACAATCCATTACCTCCGATATGGTCCGCGACGAAGTTCATAATCGACTGTCTCTACGCCGCGCTTGGTAAAAAGAGTTTGGCGAAATACGTGGACGACGAGAAAAACACGACTCCTGAAGGTCGTGAACAGCGAATTTCAGAGCTTCAGTTGGAATTATTTGGCAATGAAACTGAAACAGCGGACGCGCTCAGGTACAAAGAGGGAATCAGTGTCCCATCCAACTACAAAAAGGAAAATTAGTATGCTTGTAGGCGAATTGACCACGTTCAAGTCATATCGCAAGAAGAATAATCTCCTTGCGAGGCAGATGGATGTGAAATTTATCATCAAGAATGAGGCTCCCAAGAAAAGTGTTGTGGGAGAAGCTGGAGATTACCTAGCAATTGATGACGTAGGTGATCCTTACGTCATTCCGAAAGATGAATTCGAGACTACATATCAAGAGGTGGAGTAAATCATGCAGGTCGGTGAATTTCCGGGGCTGTTACAACAGAATAATCGTCGCACTATACGCGCTCCAGTCAATCCTATGGATAAGAGCACGGTAGTGTCGATACTACCGAAGCTGATTGAGGAGCGTAAACCTACATGTCAGCCGGGATTCTTTGCATTGAAGCCCGGAAACTTCGAGAATCCATCAATTCTGGTAGTCGGACCATCGAGTTGGTGGAGAGAAATTGATGAAAATCAACCACTACTTGAAATTCCAGTATCGAGCATTCAGATTGCTGATTCTATTGTGCGAGACTACTGTAATGGTCTGCTGGCTTGTGATATGGCGGGTAAGATGCCGGGTTTATTCTATATTCCCGGAGAGTTTAGTGTAGATAAGCTGAAAAAGGAACATCTTCCTCTCTTAATTAAGGCTAAAGAGCAGCAGAAGAACTGGTTCCTAGAACTGATTAGAATTGCGGATATTCTGTGGAGCCGGAGTAACGGAAATCCCCTGTCAATCAGTGAAGATGCGCGGATGGCGTGTAAAGAGTTGAATATCACGCAGAAACCGTGGTTGGGCGACGTGCAACACGCAGAATTAGTGCGATGTGTTGCGTGTGGTAGCCTGCGTAACAGTAATTTCCCCATCTGCCAGACATGTAAGGCAATCGCGGACCCGGAATTAGCGAAGAAGTTGAATTTGACCTTCGCTCAGTAGTTGATTGGAGAGAATTGGAGAGAAAGATGCCACATCAAGTAACGATTACGGCGAAAACGGGACCAGACAGAGCTAGTACGGCTGCTGTGATTCCAAATGTTACGCGATTGGATTTCGACCTGAATGATAAGATTCTTCAGGTGCACACGGAAACTCAATCGGGTAATCAGATCAAAGAATACGAACTGAGTGCAGTTACTACGGTAACATGCACGGTGACTGCTGGAAACTGGGCCTTCGTTCTGTCATAACTGGACCTTTGTTCTGTCATAGGCATAGGAGGAACAATGACTGACCAAAAACCTAATGCAAAACCAGAAGTATCGGAGGAACAAGCAGCGAAAGAAAAGGAGGAGAGGAGAAATAAAGAGAGGGATGTTTTAAGGAAGTCTGTAGAAGAAGTTTCAAACAGACATCTAGAGCAAGAAAAGAAGTTCGCGAAGGAAGATGCAGAAGAAGCCCAAAAGAAGGCTGAGAAAAAATGAGCACCACAGCCGTATCAGCGGGTCAGATAATGGATCGTGTTGCGAATCTATTAAATGATCCCAATAAAACTGATTACAAATATAATGTCATGGTTCCTTACCTGAACATGGCAATTGAGGAATTCTCTGACATGATGGCGGAGGCTAACGCTCCCGTATCTAATTTCACATCAACTAACTACACGCCCTATCAGATTATTATGCCAGTTGGAGTAGATGCTATTGTTCGACAAGAAGATACAACTCCAGGATATCCGAAATATCCGGACAATTTGGTTGAGATTCAGGAGATTGGTGAACGACCTGAAGGAAGTAATAAAGCATTCCACCCATTACCACACAGAGAATTTAACCAGAGATTTCCTACCACTAACTCTCTCCTATTCTGGACTTGGGATCTACTAGTAATCAGGTTCAATCCGGGTGGAGCGAATCTCAGACTAGAAATTGAATTGAAGTATGTGATTCAGGGAGTCAACTACGTAGTAAATGAGAATGATATAATTCACGCGATTAACTCACGCACTTACCTCGCATACAAGACTGCGGCTCTATGTGCTTTCTTCATTGGAGAAAATGAGACGCGCGCAGCCGTATTAGAGGCTCAAGCAGAGAAAGCAATAGACAGGGCCATAGCGATTAGTAACAAGGGTCGCCAGAGTATCATGACTCGTCATAGACCCTTCAGAGCTGCATTTAAGGCTCGTGGTGGATACTAATGCCGACTACTAGGGACCACGAACCACTCGTAATTGAAGACTTTACTGGCTGGTGGAGTAGAGGTGACGCCGAATCTGCTCCATCTGACCACTTCATTCAGGCTGATAATGTTCAGTATTTTCAGTCTGGACTTGAGACTAGGGAGGGAATAACCTCCTATGTCAATCCAAGTGTCATTCTGAAGCCTCTAAGAATCTATAACTACATTACACAGCAGGGTGGAACTCTCCTGGTATTGACTGAAGGAGGGAACATCTATCACATTAAAGGTTCACCTAGGACGATAGTTGGGCCGATTCTAACCATCGCAGCGATGGAGGATTTTGGGTTCGTCGCGATTAACGGGCGCGCGTATATCAGTCCATTCAAGACATACACGAATGAGAATGGTGAAAAGTATCAGCTAGGAATTCAAAACGAATTCATTTACGTCTACAAAGGTGATGGAACTGCGGCGCGTAAAGCGGCCGGGACTCCACCTGTAGGCCCGCCGATGACTGCTGCAATGGGAGCAATCACGACGGGAATTAAATCTGATGCTGGATTTCACATCATCGGAGTGGTATATGAGACGGACACTGGTTATTTCACATCAATAGGACCAGATGTTAAAGCTGAAGTAACATTCACTGGTACGCATGATATAGTCGTATCGAATATTCCTGTATCACCTAACGCTTGGGTCAAGAAGCGACATCTGGTATCTACGAAAATGATACCGGAATACAATGGTGATCAGAAGGGATATCAATACTTCTTCATTCCAGGAGGAAATATTGATAATAACATCGATACTACGAAAACTATCAACTTCTTTGATGCTGACCTGCTAAGTGACGCATCGCACCTAGCTGATAACTTTGCTGAGATTCCCGCTGGTGTATATCTGAACACGTATCATTCTCGGCTCGTGATAGTCGGAGAATTTGGTACGACTGAAACATTGACAGGACTACCAGCAGGAATCACAGACAACAGATCAATTGCTAGATTGTCAGTCGCAGGTGAACCAGAAGCAATAAACAAGGTAGAAGGAATCATAGTTGTTCCACTAGATGGTCATCCACTAACATGCGTCCAAGAATTTAGGGATGTCATGTATATATTCAAGAAAACTAGAACATACGCATACTCAGATAACTATGATGAACCAGTAACATGGCAGGAAGAACTACTGGACCAAGGTATAGGCTCACCTGTTCATGGAATAGCAACGGTGTTAGACACGGGCGGCGTGAACATCGACTTTCTAATCATTGTGGACTGGTCAGGTCTGATGCTATTCAACGGCGTATATGCACAGCCTGAAATGTCCTGGAAGATTGAAGATTTTTGGAGAGGATTGGACCGAAATGAATTCCATCTAATACAGATTGTAAATGATTCAATCAATAAGAAACTCTGGATTACATTGCCTCCGCCGTTCAGGAAGGTGCTGTTACACGCGGACTACAAGAACGGAATGAATGCGAAGGAAATTAGATGGGCTAAGTGGATATACGACGCGAACATCAACAGCATCACACTAGCCGAAACTGACAGATTAGTACTCGGAGCTATTGGTCCTGATTTAATTTCTGGAAATCCTACGGAGATTTTAGATGTCGGTTAGGTCTAGCGCGGGTTATGTGCAATTGATAAGATTTCAGACTACTGGGTCTGAAAATCCGCCTATTTTTTTCCCAGGTATAACTCCTGCTGCGTCGGAAAAGTGGAGTTTCTGTATTTGGGTCAAGCAGTATTTCACGGTCCCGAACACATTAGTCGGATTTAACTGTATCGGGGGGTCGAACATAATCATACAGAATGACGGAATTGTATGGCATCTGACTGCACGCGATAAAACTCTTGCTGCTCCCTCTACAGACATAGGCTTTGTCCTGCACAACAGATGGCAAGTATTCTGTTTTGCTAAGAGTGGAGCTAATGTTACAGTTTATGCTGGAGTAGAAGATCCATTAAGCACGAATCCCTGGGAACGTCCGGTCACACTAACGCAAGTAACTGCCGCAGGAACGGGATATAGCATTAATGACCCATTTTATAACTTGGTAGTTGCCATCAGTAACATAGCGGATGTTTGCTGCTTCAAGTATTGGAATCAGGATGCACTGACTAAGGAACAGTTTGAGGCTCAGGCAAATAGATGGGATACTAACACTGGTCCAGTAGCTGGTCCGGGACCAATTTGGGCCAGTCCTTTAAGGACAGCAGGAGATATAGGTAACATTGCTAATCCCTATACGTCACTTAATTGGGAACAGGGACATATGTGGGATCAGCATATTAACCGACCTAATTTGATTACAGCCGGACAATTAGGTGGCTGGAATGACCCTGCATATTTGGCGACCGCGCAACCATGTCCTACATGGCTGTATCCGGTTAATACTGATGGTACTGGTCCGGGTAGTGCAGTTGCATATATAGATCCTGGGCTTACTCCTGCTGTTCCTACATTCTACAAAGCAGTTCACTTTATTAAATTCGTAGATAAGGGTTCAGTCCCTCACAATGATTCAACGGTAAGCAGTATTAGGTATTATGGCTTCTTTAACACTGGAGCAGATGTGGGAACACCTGCGACTGAGGCGTGGGGACTATACAGAGATCATAATAACGCAGAAGTAAGCAATACATCATTAGCCAGTAATAGTTTCATGCAGACGGGAAATGCAGGATTAACTATTCCTGGGTCTGTCACGGCAACTAACATGTATAGATGGGGATTTGGTGCGGAATTTCTGTGGAATCCTGTAACACCGCAGGGGCCAACTAAGGAATCACGTATATCTCAACAAATGCTGTATGTAATATACACTGGATTTCCAACTGGTCGCGCACTTGCCCCCAAAGATGATTTGAGTGGTCTGTTCGTGGTCAATAAACCAAAGGAAGCGCGCGTCGATATTTATAACAATCAGGTAAGTCTGCGAATTCCTAATCCTACGATTAGAACAGCATACATAGGTGAATAAATGCCAGTAGGTGCTGCGGTATCAGAGCAAAGTTCGGGTGAGGCTACTACTCATTTCTCCACGATACGCATTCGATTGACTGGTGCGGGAGAGTTGAGAATTGCTGTGTTTTCACTCGATGATATGCGCTCTAAGGCGTTAGATCCTCTACCTATGGCTCTTAGCAACAGGTATTCTCCTACTCGCATAGTGAATTTTGTTGAGCAGCGCGCATCATTTGAACTGAAAACTGTCAATCAGGGCGACTACTTCAGAATTAACCGAATTGTAATCTTTACGAAGGAAATATACAAGTCATATCCCGGTTCATAGTCATGGTGCAGAAGCGTTCAACTAAGCCGCCGCAATTTGCGGACTTAAAAAGTACTCTAGCACAATCTAGGGACGTTGATGGTTCTCTGTACCAAGTCGTTCAGGAAATTATTGAACGATTATCAGGTGCTCAGGCTGCTGTTTCGAGTACAACCATAATAGGTGGTGGACCGGGAGGTGGCGGCGCGAGTGATGCGGCCTCATACCTAACTGAAGATAATGAAGCATCGATATTACCGAATTCACGTCAGTTCCTTGCAAGATTTGGACTGAAATTCGATGATACAGTTGCCAACAAGAGAACGATAGATTTAGATTTAGAGTATTTAGGGAATTTCGCAGCCGGTCCTCTCTACAGTGACGG